GAAACAAATATTAATTTTTCAATCAACGCAACAGATGTTAGAGGAGTAAAAGAATTATTAATTGATAACAGAGCAACAATCGTTAATGTAATTAATTCTGCATTAAATGAAAAAGGTAAAGAGGCAATAGTATAATATGAGTGGACAATTTCCAACTTCTCCAGCACCTAAAGACGCTAGTATTGGTTCAGTACAAAATACTATCGTAAGTGTAACAACATCTGGTAGAGTTCAAACAAGACAAATAGATGGTCAAAAATTTAGTATTACTTTGGATTACCCACCAATGAGCAGATCAAACTTTGCACCGATTAAAGCATTTATTATGAAACAAAGAGCAAGACTAAATACATTTACTGTTATCCCACCTATTGTATCAGATGCACAAGGTGTAGCTTCAGGAACTATAAGTGTTGATGGTGCAATAACTTCAGGTGCAACTACCTGTACTATTGATGGTATGGCCACAAGCACAAATGATATTTTAAAAGCTGGAGATTATTTTAGATTTACAGGACAAGATAAAGTTTATATGGCAGTAGCAGATTTAGATTCAGATGGCACAGGAGAGGGAACACTTACTTTTGAGCCACCTTTAAGATCAAATGTAGCAAATGATGTAGCTTTAATTTATGATAATGTAGATTTTACTGTAAGACTTTCTAATGATATTCAAGAATATTCTATTGTAACTAACGATCTTTACAAGTACCAGATAGACTTAATAGAAAATTTATAATGAAAAAATACAAAATTACCCATAAGGTAACTGCTGATTTTATTGCTGAAATTATCGTAAATGAAGATCAAATAGATGCTAGTATTAACGATCTCAAAGAATATAAGAAACCTAATAGCAAATTCGACTTTACTATGTTAAAAGGTACAGAAAGTGTAACCCAAACAACTTACGAAGAACATGACGAGAACATTAACAACAGCAGTAAAGAATGAACTTGCAACAGATAGCTTACAGCCTGTTACCCTTGTTTATATTAATGTAGGCTCAGGTTTTAGATTTACAGATCATTATAAAGATATTACTTACGATTCAAATACTTACACAGCTTCTTCATTATTTACTAAAATATCTAGTGTTACAGAATCATCAGAAGTAGAAGTTAGCAATATGACTATATCATTTTCTGGTGCAGATCAGACAATCATATCTTTATTTTTAAGTAATAACTATATGGAAAAAGAAGCAGAAGTTTATAAAGGTTTTTTAAACACAAGTGAGGGTGTAATAGCTGACCCATTTTTATTATTTAAAGGTAGGATTGAATCTTTTAGTATTGATGAAAGTATTAATCAATCTAATGCTAATATTGTAGTTGCTTCTCATTGGTCAGACTTTAGTAAAATTGAGGGTAGAAAAACAAATACAGGTTCACAACAATTACATTTTTCAGGAGATTTAGGTTTTGAATTTGCTTCTCAAACTACTTTAGATATTAAATGGGGTAAAGCATAATGCAAGATGTTATAAATCTATTTAATAAATTTGATCGTTATAAAGGCAAACAACTTAATAATTATTTAGAACCATCAATTAAACTTAATCAATATAAAAAGTTTTATGATAATAACGAATTAGTAGGTTTTGTTAATTGGGCTTATATACATGATTTAGTAGAAAAAAGATTTAAACAAACAGGAAAGATTAAGTCATCAGAATGGAACTCAGGTAATAATTTATGGTTAATAGAAATTGTATCTGTAAAAAATACATTTAAAATGATGCGTTGGGTTTATAATTATTTTAGAAAACAATTAAAATTAAATCATTCTATAAATTGGCTAAGAGTAGATAGTGATATTTATAGAGTAGGTCAAAAATTTAAAAGGAGTTATCACTAATGGGTGGTGTAGTTGATGCAGTAGTAAATGTTGTTCAGAAATTTATTGGTTGGTTAATACCTTTACCTGATATTCCTGATTTTGATACACCAGAAGAAGAACGAGGTGTATTAATTAATAAACAATCTAACAATGCACAAATTCCTGTAGTATATGGCAGACGACAAGTTGGAATTACAAGAGTATTTGTAGAGTCTTCTGGAACAGATAATCAGTATTTATATATGGCTGGCGTAGTTTGTGAGGGAGAAATAGAAGAAATAGAACAAATATTTATAGATGATAAAAGAGTTTTATTTGATGGAGATTTAACTCATGGAACAGTAAGAGAAGTTTTAGGTGGAGATGCTAATTTTTATAAAGATGGTTCTTGTGTTCAAATACAAGCATTTAATGGAACTGACGATCAAGTAGCTTCATCAATATTAACTAATTCTACTAATTGGACATCTAACCATAGATTAAGAGGTGTTTGTTATTTAGCTTTTAGATTTAAATGGAATCAAGATACCTTTACAGGAATCCCACAAGTTAAAGTTCTTTTAAAAGGTAAAAAAGTTTATGACCCTAGAGATACAACAACCAAATGGACACCAAACTCTGCATTAGTATTATTAGATTATTTAAGAAATACTAGATATGGAAAAGGATTACCAGATAATGCTTTTGAAACAAACTTTGCTTCTTTTCAAACTTCTGCAACTGATTCAGATACTTTAATCCAACCAAGAACAACAAGTGTATCTTCACAACCTGGTTTAGTTTCTGAATTATACAATGGATATTATAGTGATAATCCAAGTTTCTTTTTAAATAGATCACCTATTTCATCAGCTACAGTTTCATCTATAAGTTCAGTTTCAACAAACCCTTATAACTCAAGAAGATATTATGGATATTTCACAGCACCAAGTTCAGCAAGTTTTAATTTTAAAACTACATCAGATGATTCATCTGTAGTCTATATTGGAGATGCTAGTCAAACTGTAGATAATTTATTTAAAGAAGTTGAAAATAATAAAGATGCAAAATTAGTTGTTAATAATAGAGGTTGGCATGGAACTCAAACTGCAACAGGAAGTAAAACATTAGTAAGTGGTTCTGTATATCCTATTATAATTTATTATGGTAATGCACCATCAAATAGTGTTTTAACTTTTGAATGGCAAGCGAGTGGTGGTTCTTATGGTACAAGTTTATCTTCTAATTTTACTAATGGTGTAGATGTTACAGATGTTATTCCAAAAATTATTAAATTTGAATCTAATGCTGTTATAGATACTAGCCAAAAAGTATTAGATAATGTAAAAAAACTTTTAAACCCAATGAGATCATTATTTACTTATAGTGATGGAGTTTATAAACTTAAAATTGAGGGTGCTGGTTCATCAGTAAAAACAATAACCTCAGATCATGTTATAGGTGGTGCTAAAGTATTAGGAGAAAGAAAAAATAATAAATACAACAGAGTGATTGGAACTTATGTTAATCCATTTAAGAATTGGCAGAATGACACAGTTTCGTTTCCACCAGCAGATGATAGTAATGTTGCAACAGAATTTAAACACGCAACTATGCTATCAGCAGATAATAACACTCTTTTAGAGGGTAACTTTCAATTTCCTAATGTAACTAATACATTTAATGCAGAAGCACTTTGTGAGGTTATTCTTAGAAGATCAAGAAACCAACTACAAATACAATTAACTTTAACATCAGAATTTTTAGAATTAGCCATAGGAGATATTGTTGCAATCACATATCCTAGTGGTGGATTTAATGCTAAACCTTTTAGAGTTCTTGGTTTAGAGATCAACGAAGATTTAACTGTAAATGTGCAACTATTTGAACACCAAGATAACTTTTATACATTTAACGAAAAAAATGCAATTTCAACTATTGCAGATACTACTTTACCTGATTCATTTACTGTTCAGCCACCAGCAAGTGTTACTTTAGATGATACTTTAGTTGAATATAATGATGGAACTGTAATTGTTGCTTTAGATATAACTATAGGTGCTTCTCCTGACAGTTTTGTTGATTATTACCAAGTAGAATATAAATTAAGCACAGATTCAGATTATATTATTTATGCACAAGGTTCAGGATTAAATCATAGAGTTTTAAATGTAATCGATCAAAAAGTTTATGATGTAAGGGTTAAAGCAGTATCAAGTTTAGGTGTATCGTCAACTTATGTAACAGCACAAAGAACTATTATTGGTGCAGTAGAACCACCAGCCGATGTAACAGATTTTTCTTGTAATATTGTAGGACAAGAGGCTCACTTATCATGGACACAGATACCAGATTTAGATTTAGCATATTACAGTTTAAGGTTTAGCGAAGAAACAGATGGAACTGCTGATTGGCAGAACTCAGTAGCATTAGTAGAAAAAGTATCAAGACCAGCAACTTCAATATCTGTACCAGCTAGGGCTGGAACTTATCTTCTGAAAGCGGTGGACAAATTGGGAAACTTTAGTTCAAATGCAACAGCTATTATTTCTAATGTAACAGCAATAACTAATTTTAATAATATAACAAGTGTATCAGAACACCCTGATTTTGATGGAACTTTAACAAATGTTGT